CATAAGGATTCGGACAATTTTTGTGTTTTCTCTACTAAATAAATATAATTTAAGCAATCAATAATTGTTTGATCAGTATAGCCATAAGTGTCAATGAGACGCTTACGCTCGTTCCAAATACGAGGGCCAGGCGCCTTTAATCCAAAAATATTACATACACTTTCAGAAAATTTATCACGCGATTGTTGCTCTTTTAAACATTCCGGGCAATATTTATGAAAAGTTGTTGAACGCGGAGTAGCATATTCTACTAATTCGTTTCTTAAAAATTGTTGCTTACACTTAAAACATTGTAATGTTGCTTTTGCCATAATCATCCCTCCTATTATTTAGTATACCACAGATTTGAAAAAAAGTCAATAAAAAAAGACCTATACAGGTCTTTTCTTATGACATAATTTCTTTCATTTCATCTATGAATAACTCAACGAGGTCGCTTTGTGAGGGAACTGCTTGACTGAGTTTGAAAGTTTCCGTTCCAAATACACGCTTAATAACATCTTTAGCAATGTTAAAATGTTGTTCCTTCGCTTCGTCTGTTTCGGCTTCATTAATATAAGTTTGCCAAATTGCCTTGGCCTCTTCCATAATTTCATTAAATGGACGAGCCTTAATTTGCGCGATGACTGTATGGTCAGTTACTTCTGCTCCATCCTTTTCAACCGCTTGATCAATTGCGTCACCAATCGCTTCAACTAATTCTTGATAACCAAACTTAATCTTTGGAGCCAAGTATTGATAACGACTGCCCGCGAATACTGTCGGTGTAGAACGAGTATATAGATAACGTTCAGAAGTACCATCATTATTCATCTGGACCTGTAAATATCCAATAATATCTACAATACTGTTTACAATCTGATAACACTGATTTGGTAGGTCAGGTGCTACTGCGGTAATTTCATTACCTTCTTCATCGCGCATTTCAGTTGGCTTTTCCTTGCTATGTGCGATAAATAGAATACCAAAACCAAGAAGTGTAATTTCACGCCAGCATTCTGAGAATTCATTCCGTAGCATACCCCAGCCTTGGCCCCAAGGAATTTCTCTAATAGAATCCACACTTTCACGCTGACAAATATACTTTTCACAGAGTTGCCACGCGATAGAAGCAGTATCTACTACAATGCTATCATACATTTCGCGCGCTTGTGGCTTACGTAGCTGCGTAAGAACCTTGCGGAAATCACTCCAACGAAGAATGGGAACACTGCGAATACCAGCTAAGGCATTAGTGCCTTGCTCAAAATTTAGGAATAATGAACGTGGTAGCTGGGAACCAAATGTAGACTTACCAGTCTTTGGTTGGCCATAAATAAGCAAAAACTTACCCTTTAGGTCGCGGGAAATTTTACTTGGTTCAAGAGAGAAAATATCAATATCATTTGCCATATGCTATCCCTCCTTAGAAAATGAGAATAAGGCTTTCGCCTTATTCCCAATCATAGGACTTAGCAGCCTTGGCTGACTCCTTAGCTGCCTTAGGAGCGTTGCCCTTCTTGGCATCAATCTGTAGCTGTTCAATCATTGCCTTGCGGACATTGAAAGCCTTCTTGATGTCAGTCTTATCATAAGCAAACTCTTCCTCATAAGGCTCATCACTACCCTTTGTAATGATTAGCTCACGAACAGTGCGGGTTGTTGCTTCTGGGACATCCTCACCCCAAGAACTTTCTGTAGCCTTTGGCTTATCTTCAATGGCGGTGACACGAATACGGCCACGTACCTCAACGGTGTCATCAATATTCCAATTACGCTCAATATAATCAGCAGTATCCTGATTCTCAACGATAAACTCAATTACATCAAGCTTACCCTGATACTGAACGATGGCGCCCTTTACAATTAGACGTCCAGTCTCTTCGCCTTCACGGTCAACTTCAGGCTTCATATCCATGATATAAACATCAATGATGAAAGAAGCAACATCCGCGGTCGCACCAGAATTAATAAAACTGGTATTAATCTGCCAACCATGAATTAGCTGACCACTATTACGAGAAACGAAGTTATTCTCGCGTAAGTTCGCACCAGAAACACGAACGGTATCGGCATTATCAATACCAACCATTTGCGCAGTCTTCATCTCAGCTAGGTTTTCAATCTGAGTATATCCGGGATTTAGCTTATTCTGCTGAGTATACTGTGCAGCGAACATGCTAACTGGAATTTCACTAGTCTCCTCACGGCCACCATAAGTCTGAGTTACACGAATTGTAAGATTCGCGCGCTTATACTTGCGGCCATCACTTAGTGTACCATCATTAATTACTGCGTCTAGTAGCTTTCCAACAACATTAATCTTGTTATTTGCTTGTGTCATAATATCCTTACTCATATTACATTTCTCCTTATCTTTTCTTTACATTTATTATATCATAATTTTTATATGTTGTCAAGATAAAATTAAGGCGATTCCACGAGGGAATCGCCCTCATTCATTCTATTAGGCGTTCTCCTTGGCAGCCTTGGCAGCAGCACGCTCAGCAGCCTTACGCTCCTTCTCAGCAGCCTTAGCGGCCTGCTTGGCCTCTTCCTCAGCAACAGGATCATAAGCTAGACCAGCTTCGGTTAGAGTCTCATAACGAATAGTCTTTACCTTAGCCTTACGAGTGTCAGTAGCAGGCTCAACCTCAACCTCTTCTAGACGCTCAGTAACATACTGCTTCTTAACTAGACCGTTAATAGAACCGGTAACGGCGGGAATGGAAATACCTAGGGTCTCTGCAATCTCATTCTTGGTAAACTCACGGCCAAAATTTTTCTTTAGAAAGTTTAGTACGAGTTCGGAATTAGGGGTAATCATAATACATCATTCTCCTTTTGATTAAAAAATTTGATTTATTTGTAAGCGGCCAGGAGCTTTCTCCTTTTCCTCTTTACAATCTTATTATACTATAATTTTATATAAAAGTCAAACATTAGCTACATATTTTCCAATAGTCTTACGAGAAATTTTTAATTCATCAGCAATTTGTTGTAATGTATATCCCTTTTTTCTTAATTCTAGGGCCTTTTGTTGATTTTGTTTTCGTTGATTTACTGTTAATAAATCAGGGCGCAAATCTTGTAAAACTCTTACTACAGTAGTTGTTCCGCATTTCAACATTGAAGCGATTTCAGTTGTCTTATATCCACTTTCTTTTAATTCACAAATTATTTTATCTTTACTATGGGCTGTACTTAAATTATTTCTTCGTAATACATCTACAACAGTATCATGTGAACATTTTAATTCTTTAACAATTTCTCGTATTGTTTTATCATTACTACGAAGTGATAATATTTGTGTAGCTATATCTTGAGTTAATCTTTTATTACCTGAACCACCCAAAGTGGAATTATATCCGTTATAATAACTATTATATTGTTCAATCCAATATATTTCCTTTTCATCAAGTAAGTTATCAGATACTTCTTCTATTAACAGAATTTTAAAATGCTCTGCTCCAAATAAACGAATGGCATCATATAATTTAGTTTTAATATCAAGATTAACATTGTAAAGATGTCGTTTAAAACGAGCTTCTATTGAAAGTGTAGTTTGACCAATATAAACCTTATCATTCACATCATTTGTGATTTTGTAAATATATCCCATTTTTAATCCCTCCACGAATTATATTAGGAAGAGGCTTGTGGTGGAGCACATTATCTCAAAGAGTAGCTAATTCTTTGCTTCCCTCTTACTATAATAATTATATTATAATTTTAGAAAAAAGTCAAATCATTCAGAATCTTCTTCATTTGATTCTACATCTTCTTTAATTTCAAATAAACTTTCTGCTAATGACATAGCTTCAGAAGCATCAGCATTATTAATTTGATCTAGCTTAGGAATAATATCAATCTTATATCCCTGTAGGACCTTTTGCTCACTCTTAATACGAGCATCTAGTTGGTTAGTAACAATAATCGCGCCCACAAGTAAACGAGCATAATCAGCCTTATCTAGTGCTTCATCAGTCCCAAGCTTATCGTGTAGGCTAAGAAAATCATTTCGCATTGTTTCTGCGGTTTGATAGCCCTTTTCTTCGTTATTCTTTTTATGCTCTTCCATAACTCGTTCTGCCAAATTAGCAGTTGTCTGAGCAATAAGAGTAAATAATTCTACATATCTCTTATCCATATTATTTCTCCATTACATAATTTCAATTCCACTTTCTACTCCACGCGCATCAATAATACGAACTCCACTAGTTACGCGATTTTGAATTGGAATAGAATCAACATTTAATAGAACCGCTTTGTTATTGGTAGTAATAAATATCTTTTCTTGTGTTTCTGGTACAGCAAATACTGTCGCTAAAGTTTCTGTCTTTAAATCCATTACTTGTGGGCCTTTAATCGCACGACTAGTGGTATTAAAATCTTCTATCTTAGTAATTTTACCTTTACCAGTAGTAGTAATAGTTAAAAGACCGCGATAATTTATATCCTTTTTTACTAAGGTCGCCGCACAAATAGTTTCAGTTGCTCCTAACTTAATCGCTTTAACGCCCTTAGTCATTCTTCCAGTAGCAGAAACCTCACCAATTTCATAGAAATTATAATTACCTGCGCTACCGGTAATGAAAATTTTATCTTCATCGCTCATAGAAAGATATACTCCGACAAGTCTGTCATCAGTATCTAACTTCATTACGGCAGTGCCCTTTTTTGCCCGCACATTATATTCACGAGTTGCTGTCTTTTTGATATAACCTTTCTTACTTATGGTTACTAAATTATGATATGCGTTGAAGGAAGTCGTATCTATTAGTAGCAGGACTTTTTCGTTGTCTTGTAGAACAATTAGTTCATAAACAGAATAGTCCTTTCCATAATCTAAATCAGCCAAAGAAAAATTATACATACGACCAGCATTAGTGAACGCGGCAACAACTCCAAGGTTGGTTGTATACAAAGTACTGATTAGGTTTGCATTCTTTGGAGGCTTTATATTTACGCCTTTTCGGCCGCGCTTTCCACCTTGTAAATCTTCTTTCTTAACAAGACGCAGCATATTATTATCAAATAACATTATGCCAACTTCTTCTTCTTGAATCTGCTGTTCCCCATTATCTTCATTTTCTACAATATTTAAAATCTTTGTACGACGAGCATCACCGTACTTATCCGCCACTACCTGTAGTGTTTTAATTAGTTCATTATTCAAAGCGGTAGTATCAGATAATAAGTGGCGATACTCTTCTATTTTTCTTTTAAGTTCTTCTAGTTCATCATTTAATTTGATAGCATCTATTTTTGTTAATGAAGAAAGTTTCATGGCGAGAATTGCTTTTGTTTGTTCTTCATTAAATTTAAAACGAGCAATAAGTTTTTGAGATGCTTCTGCTGGATTTTGAGAAGAACGAATAATTGCTACAACTTCATCAATAGAGGCCGCCGCAAGAATAAGCCCTTCTACTACATTTTCGCGCGCAAGTGCTTTATCCAAATCAAATTGAATTATATTTCGCTTACAATCACGAATATGGGTGATATAGGCATCGCACGCTTCACGCCAGCCGAATACTTTCGGAAAGCGTCCATTATCTAGTAGAATCATGTTTATTGCATACCAATTCTCAAGGCTTGTATCCTTGTAAAGCTTGGCTATCATTCGCTTTGGATTCGCGCCCTTTGAAAGATAGATACGAATATCAGCTGTTTTCTTGGTATGGTCTACAACTCGTTCTATTCCATAGCTTTCATTTTCATTCGCAAGAGTTGCAAGCTGATCAATAATAGTGTTTGTAAAAACACCATAAGGTAATTCAGTAGCCTGAATCATATTTTGGTCAGGAAAATAGTCTAGTTTCGCTTTGATGCGAATAGACTCACCCTTGCCATTTTTTAGACTTTCACGAACCGCTTTCGCATTTGTAATAGTTCCGCCAGTCGCGAAATCAGGAGCACAATAAATTTCATTGAAACTTACATTGGGATTTTGGATAATCTTAATTAATGCTTCATTGACTTCGCGCAGATTGAATTGTGGAACTGATGTAGCCATCGCAACAGCGATACCAGAACATCCGTTTACAATATTCCAGAATCCAATTGAAGGTAATACAGAAGGAATCATTTCTGTATCGTCATAATTAGAATACCATTGTTCTCCGATAGCATTTTTCTTTAAACCAGCAAAGAAATAATCTGCCATTTCGCCAGCACGCATTTCAACATAACGTGCGGCCGCATGACTATCTGGAGAAGATGGATTGCCATAGTTGCCTTGAACTTCTTCAATAGGATAACGATATGACCAAGGGCGAGCGGTTCGTATGAAAGTATCATACATTGCCACGTCGCCATGGACATATGATTGAGCCATTGCCGCAGCAACAGACTTCTGTGCTTTCTGAAATTTGTCTTTGTGGGTAATTTTATTAGAAAATTGAGCGTACAATCCTTGACGTAAGCCAATTTTCAGAAAATCCCTCGCATCTGGTATAGCACGTTCTTGTGCCACACTACTCGCATATACCAGAAAGGCATTTTCTATTTGTTTTTGAAAATCAGTTTCGTAAATCAAATTGTTCACTTCCTTTTCTTATTTGTTATATTATATCATGATTTTGAGGAGAAGTCAAATATTAATTAACCATTTATCAGACATTATATTTTCTAATGTAATTTTATCAAAATCCCAATATGGAATGCGTTTTAATGGAATATTATGAGATTTAGCATATTCATTTTTAATTTTATCAGATTCTTGTGTTTTTTTAAAGTGTTCTTCATCATCCCAACCAGTATCTTTATAATAGAAATGTTGTTGTCCATCATATTCTAATAAAAATTTATTATCTATAAAAAAATCAAATCTATAATAATTTCGAATGCTAGATTTTAAATCTGAAAAAGTTTTTTGAGTTTCATAATTAATATGATTATCATTTAATATTTTTTTGATTTTATATTCTCCTTGAGATACAAGACAACCACAACTTTTTGTTCTCCCGGATTTTAAATGACTACCCGCTGTATAAAAAATTGTTCCGCAGTCACATTGACATTTCCAATTAACAGTTGATAGATTATTACCATAGTGTTTATTTTCTGCTTTTTCTAATACTGTTATTAGTCCAAATCTTTTTCCCGTTAAATCATCAGTATATTCATCCATTAATTGTTTAAAATAACATCCACAACTTTTTGTTGTTCCATCAAGTATATTTCTTAGAATAATTTCTTTTATATTTCCGCATTCACATTTACAAATATAATAATATGCTCCATTAGTTCCCCTTTTTTCACTACGCTTTAAAATAGTTAGTTTACTATCTGGTATTCCATGCTCTGACATTTTCCAACCCACATAGTAATTATTTTTACATTTTCCACAACTTTTAGATTTTCCGCTTATTAAAGCTTGTTTTGGTAATATTGAAATATTACCACATTCACATTGTACTTTCCATCTCCATTTATTATGAGCACATTGTGGCATATAGACTCTTTCTATAACAGTCCATTTACTATCTGGAATATTATGTTCAGATAATTTCCAACCTGTAATATCTAATCCTTTTTCTAAACCCGTTTTAATTTTATTTTCAGTAGACAGACAACCACAAGATCTAATCCTACCATCTCTAATATTAGAGCCTCCAACAGAACAAATTTTCCCGCATTCACATAAACATTTCCAATATTTTTGACTAGGTTTTGTACCTTTTTTAGTTATATAATTTTTATCTTCTTCTATAACAGTTAATCGACTATCTGGTACTCCATGTTCTTTCATAACCCAACCTGTCATGTCTATTTTTTTAGCCATAAATACCTCATTTATTCAATATAGAAAAATCTACATTTTCAAAAAGAAATTCTTTTCTACCCTCTACATCTTCGCCCATCAGCATTTTAAGGCTATCTGCCGCGGCTTCTGCGTCTTTAATACTTAATACTTCAAGTCTACGTTCAGTAGGATGCATCATAGAGTTTTCCATATCAAGAGCACTCATTTCACCTAAGCCTTTATTATAGCCTTGCTCCCAAGTAGGATACTTCTTTCTTAGTTCAGCCGCTTCTTCTTCTGTATAAGCAAATATTCGCTTCTCTCCCTTGGTAAGACGATAAAGTGGAGCCCTTAACCAGCATAGCCTATTTTCAAGAATAAACTCAGGCATAAGCACATAAAACATAGTTGCTACCAGACACATAATATTGTATCCATCAACATCAGCATCAACCGCAATAGCGACTTTACCATAATTTAGCTTCTTACTATTATAACGATTCTGAATACCACATCCAAGCGCCATAATAATATCAGAAACTTCCTGATTTTCAAGACATTCGTCAAGTGGATGCTTTAACAGATTCTTTACCTTGCCGCGCACAGCATAAAGGGCTTCCGTATTAACATCACGAGCGGGAAGAAGTCCACCCAACGCAGAATTACCCTCACAAACAATCAGCATAGAATCCTGTCCGTGCTTTTCACAATCCTTAAATTTATCGGAAGAGGTAATCTTTTGTTTCTTATGTTCGGTTTCCTTCTTTTCCATATTAAGAACAGCATTACGAGCCTTTTCTGCCGCGGCCTCTGCCTTTTCAATTTTCTTTAACATTTCTACAATAGTGGTAAATTCACTATTATATTTAATGTTCATATCTTTTAAAGCGGCAGTAAAGGCGGTCGTAGCTAGTGTTCGCAGAGAAGGATTATTAATCTTGGTTTTTGTCTGGTTAGCAAATGAAGGATTTTCTACTTTACAGTTAACTACATAAAATAAATTCTTACGAATGTATTCTCCTTCAAAATTCTGACCTGATAAGTTATTAAAAGTCTTAGTTATTGCTGCGCGGGCGCCCGTAACTGGAGTCCCCAATTCAGGACAACGCAGGCCGTTTACGAATACATATGGAGTTTCGCGCTTAGTTCCCCACTGAAACGCGATTTCTACGGTATCTGTTCCATCAGTAGCGGAACCAGTAATGATGTGTTTTTGTAATGGCTTTTGAACCATTTCTTTTACGAAATCTACAATTCCTTCTTTGGCACAATAAGTCTTAGTTTCTTTTCCGCAAGAAACTATAAACTCAATGCCGGGATACAGATATGAAATATCTTTGATGTCTGTACAAATGCGCTCATAAGAATATCCAATTTCTCCATTAGAAAAAACTTCTGGGTCAGGCTTAAAGCGTACATATGTGCCATTAGCATCTTTTGTAGTTCCTTCTTTATAGGTAACTAAATTACCTTTTTCAAAGAAAGCACGCGCGCATTTACCATCACGATTACTTTGAACTTCAAATTTTTCAGAAGATAGACAAGTACAACTCGCGCCTAAGCCATTGAGACCACTTGAATTTTTATAAGCATTATGATTGAATTTACCACCAGTGTGAGATTGTGTATAAACAGATACTAATACGTTCTCACCATTTTCGCGAATACCAAAAGGAACACCACGGCCATAATCTCTTACTGCTACTGCGTTTTCTTTTTCATCAACGGTAATTTCAATTTTCTTACCAAAGCCAGCGAGTGCTTCATCCGTGCTATTATTAATAATTTCCTTTAGAGCCTGATATGTTCCTTCTATGTCATCCGAACCCAAATACATTTGAATACGAGTGCGTACGCCAGTGCGAAAATCCAGACTTTCAATGGAGTTAATGTCATAATTTTGATTCACATTATCCCTCCTTTTCCTTATATTTAATTATATCATAAAATAAGAAAAAAGTCAAACTAAAAGTTTGACTATTGTCCAATATAAAATTTAGAATTAACTTGATATTTTGAAGGTCCTGGAATTAAATCTTCAATTTTTAAATTATTAATATTATCTTCTTTAATTCTAATTAAATTCATATGATGTTTTTCGCACCATTCTAGTTTTATTTTATCAGATTGCTTAATTTTTTCTGGATCTCTACCCCATTGCAATGTTGTGGCTTCATGTTGAGTGCCATCCCATTCAATAAAAGCGTGAAAGGCTGGTAAAAAATCATCAAATTTTAACTGTTTAATACTATTTTCTTCGAGTTTTAAATTATCAATCGAATAGTCTTGGCAATGATAAATGCCATTTTCATTTAATAAAGCTCTTCCTTTCTTAGCTAAAGGAGATTCATATTCTTCTGATTCTTCATTTATATGCCATCCTTCACCATGTTTTAAATCACTTTCACCGCGAATAAAAATTTTATTATTATTTTTAAGGAGCCAAGCTTTTCCTCGTTTAGGAATGGTATAATTTAATTGTTTTATTAAAACACAATTTTTAATAATTAATCCTTCTTTAAGCTGTATTTCTGGTTTTCCACCATAATGGCATTTAGGACATGCACGTTTATTTAAATTATCACTACGAATCGCTCCAAAAGGATTTCTTTTATTTTTCCCAGGATTTTTTATTCCACAATTTATACAGGTAACATTATAACGGGTACCATCATTAAAATATTGAGTAGCTTCTTCATTTATACTATCTACATGATAAGCTCCAATTATTTGTCCAGTTTTATTCATTTTAGACATCTCTAATCTTCACCCAATCTTCATCTTTAATACCACCGCACAAATATTTTTCATATAAATTATACCAGTAAATGTCAAAATAAGTAGCACTCATTTTTCTGGCATAGGGGAGTTCCTTTCTTTTGAATAGCGCCCGCGATAGCACTTAATTCACGCCATAAGCTGTTCGCGCAGGAGAACTTTAATTAAAGAAGTATGCCAAAGACGCATTTTTATTTTCCTTTCTCTCTTTATGTATTTATTATAACATAAAATAAAGAAAAAGTCAACTAATTAGTTGACTTAATAAGCAACATGTTTAAAAATTTCAGGTTCTTCTGCTTCAAAGAAGCCTTTCTTTTCCTCGTTCCAAAGAAAATAAATTCTATGAATTGCGGCCTGATATAATCCAGGAAAGCGACAAAGAATAAAGCCTGCGTGATAACATGTTTCTTGAATATCGCCCCAATTTTCATTCATAGTTTGAATCGCGGTATCAAGTTCATAATAAAAACCTACATGATCTACACAACCAGTATCTGGCCAACCAGAAAGAACATCTCCTTCTGGTTTATGGTAAATCATTTCTTTATTGGGATATTCAAAAAGCATAATTTCAAAAATAGGATTTAGAGTATTACTGTTTTTATCTTTATGTTCTTCTTGATACCATTTTACATAATCTAATATTTCTTGGTATTTAGACATTTTATTTCTCCTATATAATAGATGCTATAAAATTTAAAATAGGATACTTTCGCGCAAGAGGTTCAATTCTATTTTCATAAATCCATTCTACTTTTGGCCAAGGTCCCCAATTATAACAAAAATTGAAGAAAGACCAATATTCTCGTAATTCTTTATAAATTTTCCACATTATGTTAATACCGTTTTACACATATAATTCCCATTTCCATTAATGCCATTTAAAGCAATATTGTACAATCCACATCGTTCCCAACAATTAATAATCTTTTTTACAGTTTCTAAACAATCAGCTAAAGAAGAATTAAAAAATTCAGAAGCACTAGCATAAGTCATTATGGAGGTTGGCTTATCAGTAATTTGAATAACTACAATACGCTTATTCAAAGCATAAGCATAACCATTCTCCCAATTAGTTCCCGCAGTACTTTCGCGACCAGGAGTAATCATTACAAATACATCACATTCTTGAATCGCTTTAATATCTGCTTCAAAGACCTTTCGTGCCCATATTTCTTGTGGAAAATCCCAAGCATTTTCAATTTTAAGTTCCCATGGGCAATATACTTCTTGTCCGTATTCACGGAAAAGTTTAGCAATTTGAACCATATTATAGCGATTTTCGGTATCACAAGGACCGGCAAGATAGATTTTCATTTGTTACTCCTTAACTTCTAATTCTTCAAAAATTAAATTATTTGGTAAAAAATTTCTACAAAGATAAAAACTTCCAAAACTGACACCTTTTTGAACTTCTTTTTTTAATGGATTAGTATAATAATTAATTCTTTTATCAAAAATTAATGCTTGGCAATCTCGCATATAAGGGAAACGTTTTTGGCCTTGTAAGGATGGAATAGGTAAAAGAATAGCATATGGTTTATTTAATTCATATAATCTTTTTATTATATCATCTTTACAAGAGAAAGGAGGGTTTGAAATAATTATATCATAAGGTTCTTGTGGTTCATAAAAGAAAAAATTCTGTTCATTATCTATGTGAGTAGCAATAACTTTGTTATTATTCGCGCGAATAAGTTTTACATATTCGCTATCTTCTTTATCAAAAGGACACCAGATAATTTTATCTGGTGTAATATATTTTAAAATTGGTTTAACCGCGTAAGCTGGAGTATAAACTTCATCTGATGCTTTATCGGTTTTTGCGGTTAAGTAACCTTTATTTAATGCCATAAAATATCACTCCATAAAAATATAGTCACACCCATCAACACTTTTAATATAATCTAACATATCTTTATATTCTGGCTTTTTAAACCAGTCATTAAAAATATAAGTATAAGTTGTTTTCTTGGCTCCAATAGCTTTACCAATTTTACGAAACTGATGAATTTTAAAACCGCAAGTTTGAGGTTTTTCATCTACAGAACCGTTAACGCTTTGAAATTTCTTTTCGTAAATTGAAAATTCTTTTGTATTTGGGTTAAAATACGCTTCATCGGGAAGAAGCTTTTTAGAAATAATAGTAGTATAGTCTATACCATTCTTCTTTAAATACTTATAAAGATTGTGTTTGGTAAGATCAATACCTTCAGCATTAATATGTACTTGATTTTCAAAAATTGTGCCAGTAATAGTATTTGCGCCACCAGTTCCATTCTTAATCATAATTATTAATTCCTTTCTTTTTTCTATAAATATTATATCAGAAATTAAATAGGAAGTCAAATCTTATTCTGACTTCCAAATTTCATTCAAAACATTATAAATAACTTCTCCAAGTAAATAACATCGTATAGTACAATCCAAATATCTGGCTAAATCTCCATCATGATAGTGCTGTAAAAGAGTTTTCATATCCACACAAAATTCTTCACAAGCCTCCATCATTAAATCAAGATTATAAGCAAGACAATTATTACAAATAAATTCAAGACTATAATAATTACCACCATTACCCGTAATAGAATCGTTTGCCCATAATTCATTAAAGAGATAATCTTCAAGGTCATCACGAAATTCCCAATCTTCTAATGTAATATTGGAATTAATATAATCCAATATATCAGTTGTCATTTCTGTTTTATATTCATATTTTTGGCTCATGCTACTATATCCCATCTTCCATCAGGTATAATTTCAACTATGTCTTGATAAAGAATATTAAATTTTTGATCATCATAACAACGATCAACATGATAATGGCCCATATACCATTTATTAAAAGTGGTAGTCATTCTTACAAACTTTTCAAGAAAGTTTGTAATATCATCGTGTGCATTCTCATAAGGAAAAAGTTTATCTACAATGTAATTTGGGCCACAATGAGTAATGATATTATCTACTTGGAAGTTACGCGCGCGAAGGTTGTTTGCCGCATAATCCATTTCATCCCAAGAAGGTATTTCTTGTGGCCACCATGATCTTCCTTCTTTGCGATAAGCTTTATCTACGGAAGTGGCACCGCCCATACAGAAAAAAGTTTGATTATTAATAGTGAAAATTTCACCATTTTCTATATACATAACGTGTGGCCGCACTCTATGAACTTTGGCGCCATGCCATTCAGTAATAGGGATTGCGCGAAGAAGGTCATAATTTTCGTGGTTGCCAAGAACAGAAATTACAGTATAAGGTCTATCTTCTAGCCAATCACACCAATACTTAACTTCATTAGAATCATTCCAAGTAAAACCAGCATCACCGCAAATGATAAGAGTATCTTCTTTATCAAGTTCGCGTGAAGCGGGCCAATTTTTAAAACTCAGTTTCTTAATATCTACATTAAGATGAATATCGCCTGTGACGAATATTCTATTCATTTTGATCTTCCTTTCTTTGGTTATAAATATCAGAACCATTATAATATCTTGATTCAGCATATCCATCATAAGCAAAATTAAAAGAACATCCATAAAAATTTATGATTGGACGAACATCTGGTAATTCAATTTCTTCAACTAATTCCGCTAGCTCTTCAAGATTTTCTTTAACTTCTTTAATATGCTCGTTGGCATTAGTATTATCTAAATCTAAATTGGCGACGATGTTAATATCTGGTTGTTTTGTTTCATAATTAGACATATTATTCCTCCCATGAGTATTTTTCAATCTTCTTTGGCTCTTCATTGTACCATTTCTTGCGAGCGCCACAATATGGGCAATATAGATAAATACATTTTATTTTTGATTTCCAATAACCTTCTTCATCTTTTTCATGTGAAGAACAATTATATTGAAAACCGCATTTACAATGTGCATAAAGTGCGGCATCTCCTTGGTATCGCCGCACTTCCCACCAATGATCAGTTCCTCTTTTCATTTTCATCTATCGTAGCCGTATATCCAATTACTTTAATACTATAAAATTTATTTATTAGGCAATTAAGAACATCATCAGCATTATCTACTAAAACATCTTTATTTAGTGAATAATTATCATTATCTAAATCACCATAACCAACAATTTCTACATCTTCATATCCACGGCTACGCGCCTTTTCGCGCATAGCACGAGAATTTGAAGTAAGAATCATAGCATTGTTTTTGCGCGCGAGTTCAAAAAGTTTAGTTGTCTTTCCTGTTCCACGAGGGCCAATAACCTTAATCATTTTCTAAATCCTCCACTGTATAGACATCAGTGTATTTTGTGTGGTCTATGATTTTGTAATTATCATAGATTTCATTTATGGACGTATTTTCATTTACTCTTATGATATACTGTTTACGGCCGGTATCAATTTTAGGTTCAGTAGTCATAAGTATAAAACCAATTATAAAAATTACTAGGCTTATAGCTGTGATAGTAGTAGAAATTACTTCACCAATTTTACAATCATTTATATATACTATAAGTCCTATAAATATACTTATCATAGTTATAACAAAACTAAATAATATTAAATTATTGTAGTTTCCTGGCTGTGCAAAAATTGGAATTGTTTCAAGTATTGTCATTTACATAGTCTCCTTCAATTATATAAATTTCTTTTGTTTCATAAGGCTTTTCTTTTACTGTATAATTGGGGCCAAGTTCTTTCCACGCATTATCATCAATTATTTCAATTGTATATTCAATTTTAGATGGATGATTTAAAAAAGTTTTACTATGTTGTGAAAAATTTAGAGCTAAACAACCAATAAATAAAGCAAAACAAATCCAACAAGCAGGGCCAGCCCATTTTTCACATCCATCTAACCACATTATAGCGAAGAAAAAAGCAAGACACATCATAATTATCCATGCTGCAATACCTTGCCATATAGGACCAAAAATTATTTGTTGAGTAAGAATATTTACACCTTGAATATTCATTTTATTTCTCCTTTTTTCTTTATTATAGCATAGTTTTTGAATTATGTCAAATACTCGCTTCGCGCGGAGCGAAAATTCTTTTTATTTCTTTGTGGATATTTATAAAATAATATTTTTTATTTATTTATACTCTATACCGTTTTTGCGGAAAATTTGTCCGCATATGCGGACAAGTTGTCCGTTTTTGCGGAAACTCCTATCCGTTTTTGCGGACAATTTTTTCCGCATTTGCGGAAGATTTTTCCGTTTTTGCGGATAGGAATTATTTCCTATCCGCGTTTGCGGAAAATCCTTCAGGATAAAAATCCCAATGAGTTCCCGTAGTATGTATAAGATAACCTTTATCTTTCAGTTCTTGTAATGCCCCATAATAAGCAGTTTTTTTATATCCTGTTTCTTTTTCAAATTCAACTTTATATAATGTCCTATTAAAACCGGGTTGGTCGCGCAATAAAAATAAATAAAGGGCAAAACTCGCTGGCTTTAAATTTTTCCATGCTGTAAATGTCCCATCAAAATTAAAATAGCCCCATTTTCCAGCACCATATTCTTCTGGACTTTTCTTTTTTGAAGTTATAAATAACTGATTTGCTTCGCTCATATCGCTCATCCTCCGTTAATGATTGCGTGTAAGATTTTCAATTTCTTTCCGCAATTCCGGACAGTCTTCAAATAAATAATTATCATAGCCCGGATGTTTATAATCTTTGTCTATACCCAATAATTCAAATCCTTTTGCCCGTAATTGTGCTGCTAAACGACGAGTATAAACGCGATAATAATTAGTTTTCTTTTCCATCATTCATCACCTTTTCCATTCTCATAAGAAGAGCCATAGAAGGAGCTTCACGACCATTTAAAACTTTATTTAAATGTGTTCTACTAATTTGAATTAATTCTGCGGCCGCTCCTTGTGAAAGCTGTTGTGAATACATGTATTCTTTAAATTTATCTATAATCATCTGTATCAAATCGCACACACCTCCAACATAAAGAAATAATCCTATCATAAGATAGGTATTATTTCTAATTTATTTTTTAATCATTTTATTCCATTCTCGCCTAGAAACTTGGTTTCCTCTTCTTAACATATACCATGCTCGCGCGTAGTTCTTTTTTCTTACCTTATGTTTTTTATGCCAACAAGCGCGTTGATAGGTTTTGTTAAACATGATGATGGTTCTCATATGTTGTTCATTAAGTTGCATTCTTCTCTCCGTTGAATTAAGATTTCCATATTTTCATAATCTAATTGCCAAGGCCAATATAAACTAGCATTTTTACAATCTTTTACACAAGGATGATGACAGCCATCTATTTCAAAATATTTACAATGCGTATTGCCGCAAGTTTCTGCTAAATAAGAATATTCATGCCACTGTATCATATTTTTCCCTTTCTAAAATAAGTATAGCATAATTTTATATAGAAGTCAAAGAAGATCATTTAACTAAAAATTCATCACTCATTAATAAATCTATAGTAATTTTATTTCGTTTTGTATAGGGAATGCGGACCAAGGGAATTTTGTGAGATAGGGCATATTGATTTTTAATATTATCTCTTTGTTGGATTTCTTTACAATCTTTTTCATCATGACTCCATCCAACTTGATGCTGTTCACCGTCAAATTCTATTATTCTATATGGTTTATTATTTTCTATTAAAACAAAATCATAACGTAATATTCTATTTGTTAAAGGATTAATTAAATCTTTAAAATAGGCTTCATCATGAATATAATTAATATTATTGTCTTTTAAAATTTTAATAATATTATTTTCACCAATAGATTTAATACATCCACAACTAGTAGTCATTCCACGGCGTAGGCTATCTGCTCTTACAATAATTTTTGAACCGCATTCACAAACACATGAATACAGAGCTCTTTTACCATTATCACTGCCGGCATAATTTATTACAGTTAATTTTCCAAAGGTTTTTCCTTTTAAATTATCTGTATTATTATAAGTATGTAGACATCCACAACTTTTAGTGTGCCCGCTGTTTAAATCTGATGTTGATACATAGGTGATATTTCCACAATCACACTTACATTCCCAAATAATTTTATTATTTTTATTTTGGACAGGTTTTATTGCTGTTAATAATCCAAATTTTTGATTGGAGATATCTTTTCCTTTTGTTTTAAAACGCTCATGGTGTAAGCAACCACAAGATAAAGTATTTTTAGTAAGGCTATCTCCACGTACATCAAATTCATTACCGCATTCGCACTTTACGTGCCAAAATATTTTATTACCTTGATTTTCTGCTCTATAAAGAACAGTTAGTCTGCTATCTGGGACTCCATGTTCTTTCATTATCCAGCCAGTTTTATCAATAAATTTTCCCATAAAATCACATCCATAATTCTTTTAATTCATTAGTAAAAGATTTGATATGATTTTCCATTGATTCTTCCATTCTTTTGGAGATATTACTTGAGCCTCGTAGCCAACTAGAGATTGTTGTTCCATGGCATTTACATATTTTACCAAGTTGCCCGCAAGTAAAGCCTAAATTAATCATTTTTTGAATTTTTTCTTTGAATATCATATCTTATCCCTCCATAGGATAAGTAGTCAAGAAAAAGAAGAAACATATTATTTTCTTCTTTTTCTAAAAAATTTTTTTAATTTAAAGAATTATCTCTTAAAATAATATTAAGTAAAATACCGACAAGCATTGCTAAAGCTGTAGTGCCAAAACTTATAATTCCAAAATCACAAATTGCTCCAGATACTCCTATTGTTAAAATTGAAGCAACAATTATGATATTTTTATTATTATGAATTAAATCAATTTGATTATCTATAATTGTTTTAATGCCTGATAGAGTAATATACCCGTAGAGAACAATACTACAGCCACCAAAAATACAACTTGGAATTGAAACTAGAAAAGCCTGAAGCGGTCCAAAGAAACCAGCAATAGCCATAATAATTGCGGCCAAACGAATCACATGCTTGGAACAAATCTTACTAAATCCAGTTGTTCCTACACTTTCACCATAAGAGGTATTTGGTAGCGCGCCGATAAAGCAACCAACGGTAGAAGCAATACCATCACCAATAACTGTATTTCCAAGACCAGGATACTCGGTCAAATCTGTTCCAATAACGGCACTTAGAGCTTTGTGATCTGAAATATGCTCAGAAAAAGTAACTAGTGAAAGGGGCAAGAATAGTAATAGAATTTGTGGTAGTAGCTTCCAATCAAATGTATTAAAATCAATATGGAAAAAGCTAAAATCTGGCATGGCAAATAAATGAACGTTATCAAATGCGTCAAAATTTACAAGTGGAATATTATGAATCGCAGTAGTGATACTAGCAATTACATATACAATCAAAATAGCAAATAAGAAGGGTAGATTTTTAATAAATCCTTTGCCATAATGAGAAATCAGAGCAGTAATTGCCAGAGTGAGCATACCAAAGCCAAAGCCGATAAGGCTATATTGTCCATTTACTTGAAAATAGGTTGGAAGGAAAGTAGCCAAATTTAAGCCAATTACAGCTACGACAGGACCAATTACAACTGGTGGTAATAGCTTATTAATCCAATCAGTTCCAAAATGATTAATAATACCACCGATAATACAATAAACTACACCTACAATAATACCGCCGATAGCAACAGCAGTAAAATTAGGAGCAGTTCCCAGCGCCAGTGCGCCCATAACTGCAGCGACAAAAGCACCAGAAGAACTAATAAACATAGGACTTTGTGAGCGTGTAAAGAACTGATAAACTAAGGTGCCGATACCAGCACCAACCATTGCTGGAGCAATAGGGATGCCGCAAATCTGTGGAATAAGAATTGTAGCTACAAAGCAAGCGATTACTTGCTGTAGCGCGGCGACGATTAGTCGCTTTGTTGGAAGACGGTCATTAATATTGTAAAGCATATCATTCATTAAAATTCATTCTCCTTTTCTTTAATAAAAGCAATAGCATCTTCAATATTAGATACTAAAATACCACCTTGCTTAATTAACCCGGTGACGTAAAGATTTTGATAACTATACTGTTGCTCTCCGAGCGCGGCGGCACCACCAGCATCTTTAGCTTCACTGTGAGTAAGGTACATTTGACGATTGTCTGTACAAATACCAACAATGTATTTATGGTCGCCACGTTCAATTTTTTCATGGAACTTGCCAATTTCTGCACAAGTACCCGCGGGAAGAATATCCCCATCAATACAGGCAACTAGAATATCTGTGTTATTTAGTCTAATATTATCACCATTAGCAATTTCCTGTGAGCCCGCAAATTTCTTTTTCCCCTCTGCTCCATTAATATCAGTATTTTCAATAGGACTATATAAATCTATATTAGGGACTGCCGCACGAATTTTTGCGGCCCATTCAGTGTTGCGGAGAACATCGCCGTGATAAAATATTGAACCAGCTAAATAAATTTTCATATTACTCCTCCATTAATCTAAGGTCTCAAAATACCAATGTTTTTCTTCTTCAGTACCATGAGCTTCAAGCCAATCCCACTCTAAATCATTATATTTATAATATAAATTTGAATAAAGTCTAGAAAGCTCTTCATTTCTTTCATCGTACCAATACCAGCACTTATGATTTAAGGCAGTTACGAATGCGGCCATTGCTTGAATATCATTACAATAGGTCTCATAGGTTTGAGTGGCCCATTCTTCAAGATAATCTTCATTTAGGCCTGATAGAATCCAAAACTTTAGCTTGAGTTCCTCAAAATAATTATTCATATTTTACTCCTTTTTTCTTTTATTATATCATAAGATTTTAAAAAAGTCAAGATAAAACAAAAGAGGGAGATTTCTCTCCCTCATATAATTTTTGCTAAATCAGCCACTTCGCTACGCTCGGTTTTTAATAATTTAACTATACCAGCTAATTTATTATTCTTTAATGAATTACAAAGTCTAAATAAACCATTATTTTTTTCAAACTCTTTTTCATCGGTTTGTAAAATATCACCATTTACCCATAATTGGCTGCCTTGGCCGCATCTACTTACTAATAATTTGTATCCGCCGCCAGTAATATTTTGTCCTTCTGAAACATAAATAATAGTTTTATCCCAAGAGCAGCCACGAATAAATCCTAGATTTACAGCTTCAATAAGTCCTTGTTCTTCATATTCAGCAAGCCCCTCTTCTCCTAAAATACTACTAATTGGCCCTAATCCCCAAGAAATTTTTTGCTGTAAATCGCCAGCGAGAAATCCTATTTCCGGAGCATCTTTAAAAGGTACTAAGTTTCTTACAAAAATAATTTTATCCATTATTCCCTTTTGTATTAGATCTAAAGCATGAAGCAGCATTAAATAGTCTTTGCCTGTGCCAGGCGGGCCAACTAATATTTTAACCGCGATATTAGGATTTTGTAATAAATCAAATGCCATTTTCTGTTCTAGATTATAAGGTTGGATTTTTTTATTTAAAAAATTATTTTTAAAATTACTATATTTAAGAGAAGTGTATTTCTCTCCTGTCCAGCGAAGTACATCTTTTAACTCATCATTTTCAAAAATTTCACAATATTCATTTATATTTGCATTTAAAATATTTATTGTCGGGTCTGTATATAAAGAAATTAATTGTTCTTCATTTGGAGTGAATTTATTCCAACCGCAATATTCTTTTTTCTTTTCTTCTTTCGGCTGGTAATATATTGTTTCTATACCAATGTCCCAAGCTAATAAATACAAAGAACCATCACTTGTTAAAAAAGTAATATTTTCTCCGGTTTGTTCTTGTAGAAGATATGCGGCCGCGAGTATGCGGTGATCATTAATATCACTTAGTGTAGGATGGCGCTTGATGAAAGAATCTATTTTTCTTTGAGAAGGGTTGAAACTTTCATATTTAATGTTAAAAAGAATATCTCGAACGAGTTGTCGTGCGAGATATTTGGTATGTTCATCTTTTGATGAACTAGTTTTAATATTTTCTAATTCACTAATTACTAAAGGACTTATCCAAATTTTTTCATAGTCTTTTGAGCATTCATTTAACAATGCTGATGTATCTGCAAAATATAACACACTATCACGCCCCAATAATTTCATCTATTAGACCATATTCTAGCATTTCTTCAGCGGTAAGATACCACTGTTTTCTATGATGTGCGGCATAGAGTTCTTCAGAAATATTAGTATTTTTAACTACATAATCGCGAATTTTATTGTCTACCGCGCGGTTAAAATCAATAACATCGTCTACTGAAGTAGATTCGCCACCAACATAGGTTTGGCCACTATGGAATAAAGCAAATGAAAATGGGTATGCCTTTTTAGTGATATTGGGGTTTTTATTCCCAGAACATAAGATAATAGTTCCCATACTACATGAATAAGATGGCACGATAATTTCTAATGGATGCTTATAATTATCTATTACATTACATAACATTAAACCATCTGCTACAGAGCCACCTGGAGTATTTAAAATTAATGTAATTGGGCTCTTATCTTCATCATTTTCAAAATCTTTTAAAGGAAGAACAACTGTTTCTAAAATACTTTCATCAATTTCAGAATTTAAAATGATTGTTCTTTTATTTAAAAGTTGATTAAAATATTGATACATTACTGGGTCTAATGTACTAACGTCATTAGCAAATCCCAAAAATTCTAGGTCGTTCATTTAATCCTCCTCGTTGTCGGAGGGACAACTTTTTATTTTTATATTAAGAAAGAATTTTTGATAAAGTACAATCTTTAGGATCAATATCATTCTTTCTAATACTCTTTATATAAGGGTGGCGAATTGAGATGCCAGTTCCATCACTTTCCGCTTGCGCGGTGGAAACCATCATTCCGCCAATAGTTAGTGGACACATATACCATTCATCAAAGTTATCACGAAGTTCGGTTTTAAAATCTTCTGTTAGACCCGCAACTTTACATAGCGGGATAATATTACCATTATCATCATATACACTAGTATAAATTGCGCCGGGCCATCCATAAAAATAGCCTTTTGATATCGGTCGAATAGCTCTACCATCACGGTATTCGCCATATAGTTCGCCGGTTAGCTTTTCGCCGCTACGTTCATCTTCCCATAGATTCCAAGAGCCAATATCTTTACCGGTGTAATCTCGCACGGCTGGTTCAATGCCGGTAATAAAACAATCAACATCTGCGGAAATTTCTTGCTTTACTTTGCATGTTTCCCAAGCTGAAGGGCCTCGTTTTCCTGGAATATAAATGGAAGAGCGTTTGTAGCATACAGCCCCTTCACCGCCATCGGCGAAGATATTATTTAAATCATCAAAGAAATCTTCATCCATATAATGATAATCTATTCCTGTGACTAACGGACTATTGATCATTTTAACTACTTTAGGAATAAGTTTTACTCGTTCTTCTACTGGAGTATTCATTAATTCTTCTCCATTAAGAGCAAGTACATCAAAAATACGCCATTCTAGCTTTCTATCTTTTTGGCGCGCAAGAGCTTTTGGATCTAGACAACGAAGGATGGAACCAACATCTTTGTCAATACCGCCGGGCAAATAAACTTCGCCAAGTATCACTGTAGTGTCAGTGAATGCGTTCACGACGCTATCCCAAAAGAAAACTTTATTTTGTATTTCACCATAAGTTCCAGTTTTCTTACTGATGCCGCGAGTTTGGAGAGCATTGCGGTCTGATGTAATGACTGCGCGAGACCAATTTCCATCGTATTTGCGACTCCAAATATACTGGCCACTTGCGATCATTTGTTCGAGATGTTGGCGTTTAACTTCTGGTGTCATAGAACTGGTAGGCGCCCAATATCGCATAGGTTCACTAGTAAAATAATCCATTCTACTTTACTCCTTTCTTTTAAATTATATCACATATTTTTAAAATAATCAAGTGCTAGCTTTACATTTTCATGCAAGCTCTTTAAATCACTGTTATTATAAATGATATAATCAAAAGTTTTGTGATCTAATTCAGTTTCACTTACATGCTTTAATTGTTGTTCTGTCATATTAGGATTTTTATATCCCGGTCTTTCTACTCTTAATGTGTAATAGTTTCCTATTTCCATATTAATACAGTATTCTTCTGAATTGAAACGCCAATCAGGAATTAGAGCTACAGTAAAGTCATGATTTGCCGCGATAAATTTAGCTATGATATTTCCCCAATAATGGTTATCATAAGATCGCATCATTTCGGTGCCGATATATTGAAGTAGACTTCTTCCGGCTTCGTCTTTTTCTCCATTCCAATTATAATATTCGCGTGCGAACCACTTTACGGGGTCTCCAAATTTAATAATTAAAACTTTTTCTCCTTGTTTTTCAAGTTCTTCTTTCATTAATTGTGCCACTGTATCTTTTCCGTGGCCCGCTTTTCCACTAATTAGAATCGTCTTCATTTTTCAATTGCTCCATTTTAAGATGAAAATAAAAATCAATAAAATCCTGTTCGTTATCGGGTCGTTCTTTAGCAAAAGCTGCGATTAATTCAGCGCAATCTTTTAAATCCATTGAATCAACAGCAATATCAATTATGCGTGCGATTTCTTGTTTAATAATTATGGGTATATCCGTAAATAGTTCAATCATTTTTTTTCTCCTTATTTTGTTTGGATAAAAAGTCAAAGAAAGCTTGAACTTCTTCTTTGGTTTCTAATTTGAGTTGATATTTAGGGATTGGAGCCTGTCGCTCATCATTGTCAGGCATTTCAAAAATATAATACTTTTCTGGTTCATAATATTCATCTTC